GATCACCGCATTAGTGTAAAGCATTTTTCTTGCCTCTTTTATATTGTTGTACGTTGCCGATTCAACATTGTTAAGCAACACCGCCGGGACATTGTAAACATTGCAAAGGTCTTTGATGGTGGTATTGTATTGTTCAATAAGGGAAAGGTCAGCCGCATTCAATCCAAAGTTTACCCACGATAATTTCTTGGGGGTAATGATAACATCCCCGGCATTATTTGATCCTTGGTATTGTTGTCTGAATTTCTCCTTGAGTTGTTTGGCTTGTACTTCATTCAAATCGCCTTCCTCTGACATAAGAACACCCCTTGCCGTTTGGTTTTGTAGATATTTCACCCCGGTGGTAAGTGCCTCATTGTTGGCATCCATTGAGCGGAGTCCGGCTCGTAGTGGTGACATACCATAAAGGTTTTGCCCTGACCCATCAAAATAAGGATTGAAATCTTTTATGTGGCAAACATCATCGGCATCGATTCTGAATGTGCCATTATATTCCAAGGTGTAATGGTCAATAGGTTTCATAAACCCACCGGAATGGATTTCCATTGCTTGACTTGGTAGAACATAAAGTTCGCCATACTTGGATTGGTTTGCACCCCTCTCCGGTGTAATTCCGTAGATGTAACGGTTTCCGGTTAGCTTGCCAAACGCAATGACCTCAGTCAAGAATGATGCGTAAGATTGTGCCGGGTTTGGTCGGTTCAACAGTTCGTGGATTTCAGTCCCCTCCAATTCGATCATTTCATTTTTTAAAATGACTTGTGCCTTGTGGGTTGCGTTGGCATCGAATCCGTTTGATGTAAGTGCCTTATATCTTTTAAGGGAGTTTTGACTTTGCACTTCATAGACTTGGAACGGCACGGTTGATGCCGCCTTTGTTATAAGGTTGACAATCGAATAAACGGTTGAGTTGAAACGATAACCCTTGTTGATGTAGGAATCATCGTTTTCGGCACTCGTGATTATTGTATCGCCTAAAAAGTTATAAATCGCCCGATTAAATAGTTGATTTGTGGCTTGACTGTTTTTAGTCACGAGCCTTTTGAAATTATCGAATAGTGATGCCATTAAAGTCTATATTTTTACAAAAATAATAATTAAATAACAAAGAAATCATTTCGCTTACTATATTGGGAATAAACGCCATACCTCAAGCAGTCCATTTGGTGATTTAGGCGGTCAACCGGCTTGTTTATAATTGTACCATCTTTTAACTGTTCCCAATAGTATCCATTGTATTCTTTGAATATGTTTTTTGATTCTTGGCTTACGATGACATCAAATTCTTTTAAAAGCGAAATCCCGGCGGTGATTGACCCTTGACCTTTGATTGCCGGTTTGCATACAATACCCAACCTTCGGAGTTCCTCCCCTGACTTTGGTTCGGCACTATCATAAAACGTTAACACTTGATCATAACCATTTGCCTTGAAATAATCAGCGATGTCACCATTGGTCATTCCGGTGTTGTATAAGATTTCGTGAACATACAATTTATCTGACTTGCGGAATATGATTGCCGCCGCCGATGGGTCGTTGCTAAATCCAAAGTCCAATCCAATGACCGCCTCAGTATGTAAATCAAATTCCGGGAAATCTTTGTGGGGAATAAACTTCCAATTATTGAATATCTGCCGGGCGGAAAACACCGCCTTTTGACCTTCACCAAATACCCTCCAATAATCCGGATCACGCTCACGCATCCTTTCAATCTCATAAACAAGATCATCAGACAAAAACATATTGTCTTTGTAGGTTGTAATCCAAGTGTCGCAATCCTCCCTTGGGATGATGTCATCATATATCCAATGCACCGGGTCGGATGGGTTGAAATCCATAATGATATTGTCGGTGGTACGCATATTGATTTGTCGAAAGTCCTCAAGCAACAATTCGTTTGCCTCGTTCAACACGGCAATATTTCTTTTTCGACCACGGATTTTCTGACTGTCATCAACAGATAAAAATTCAACAAGGTGTTTGCCATATCGAAAAGTATTCTCCGCTTTATTGTGATTGCCATCGAAATACATTCCGGTCTGTTCTAATATAGAAATAAAGTCCCTTTGAATAGAGCCTTTTAACGCCGGTAATGTTTTTCTGATAAGGGAAATGGTTAGTGGCTCTTTTGCAGTCGTTAGAATGTAAGCTACATATTGACAGATGGCGTATGTCTTACCACTTCGTGTCCCTCCTTGTAGGACTTTGAATCTTTTATCTGAATTAATTAAATCGTAGAATTGGCGATTGCACTTTTGTTCTACTTTTCTTTGTCTGCCGGTTTCCATTCTATTAGTGTAGATTGGACATTTCCTTCGTGGGCAATTTCTTGGCGTTCAATATATCCTCGTTTTTTCCCTTTTGTTTTTAATAGAAATAAAGTTGCCGCCGGGTTGTGATTTTCAACCATCTTATGCAATGCCGATTCAGCAAAATCCAAGACAACATTTTGAACATCATCAACATTTTCACGATATTCCTTATCTGCATCCAACCACCGGTAATGGGTAACCCTATCAATGCCAACCATCTTTGCGGCAGTTGTAACCACCCCAAGGGTTTTTTCCAATGCCTCGATCATTGCTTTCTTTTTTATAGCCGTTGCATTTTGTTTCATATTACAAAATTAGTGATATTTTTTGCCATTGATTTTTACCTTAATATTTGGATCAAGTTTTATCATTCGATCAATTATAACTTGACAATATTTTGGATCAAGTTCCATTCCGTAGCATTTGCGTTTTAATTGGTGTGATGCAATCATTGTTGTGCCACTTCCCAAAAAAACATCTAAAACAATTTTATTTTTTTTTACTTGTGGTTTTATTAAATCAGATATAAAATTTATTGGTTTTGGGCAAGTGTGTAGTTCACGCATCCCATCACCTCTATCGGATGTATGTTCAAAAACATCCCAAGTGTATTTTTCATTTACTTTTCCATAAATAAAGATTGGTTCTGTCTTTCTTAAATGAAAAGATGAACCCCCTGATTGTTTTGTTTTATCAAACCAAGTCATTTCGTCTTTGGGTTCTTTTGACCACCAATATTTTTTATATTTCCATCCTGTTGTAATCACGATAAGTTTATTTTGTTCTTTTAAAATATCAAACCATTGATCACAAAATTTTAAATATTCATCACCTTTTGTGTCTTTATGTGAATTATATTCATATCCTATTCCATAAGGGGGATCAGTAAAAACCATATCAGCTTCCTCATTATCCATTAACTTTGCCACTTGGTCAGCATCAGTTGAATCACCACACAAAAGTCTATGTTCACCTATCTCTATTAAATCCCCCAAAACAACATCCACTTTTAAATCATCGGGTTCCTCATAATCATCCTCCTGTGCATCAAGTTCCGGATCGGGAAAATCCGGCAAATCCATTCCCCAATCTTTTAATTTTTGTATGTCCCAATCGTTAGCAACAATATCCCAATCCCATTCGCCATATCCAAGGTTGTCTTTGATTATAAACTCCTTTTTTTGGTCATCAGTCCATCCTTTTACTTGTTGGATTGGAACCTCAAAAACACCGGCAGATTTTAATGCCTTTAAACGCATATTTCCACCCAATACCATAAAGTTTTCATCCACAACAAGTGGTCGGACTTCAAGCATCTCGGGAAATTCTTTGATTGATTTAACTAACTTTTTGAATTTTTGGTCAGTTATAAAACGAGGATTTTCCTCATTCGGTTTGATTACCGAAATGTTTACCCTTTTTCCCATTCCCTTTTTTATTTATCAATGTACCAATTAATGTTGAATCCAAATATTCCAATGAACACTTGGATGGTGTGTTTAAAATCTTTTTCCTCAATTATGTCTAAAAGATCATCGTTAGAATAATTAAAACCAACCGTGAAACCGTAAAGGGGAAAAAATTCAACTTCAAACATCCTTAAATTTTTTGTAAAGGTAAATATAAAATTCTTTCCACTTGGTGTCATATTCTTTTTTGGAATACGTTTTGCCGGATGTTTTGGCTTGTCCATTGATCTCATAAACCAAAATAAATTCATTGCCCTTTGGTTTTGGATAGCATCGTATGGAATTGTTTTCACACCAACGGAACGCATCAAAATACTCGTTTAGATTCATTAAAACATCTCTAATTGCGTTTGGTTTTGTTTTCGTATAATTCCTAAAGCTGTTTCTAATATTGTTCTTCCAGCTTCATAATCTACAAGGTTTCTTCCGATTTTAATTTTACTTTGTTTCCCTTGATATTTTTTCAAATTAATGTTATGAAATTTAGATAAACTTTTAAGTTCGTTTTTTGTTTGTGATATTGCAATTCTTCTATCATTTAAATTATTTGGTAAATTAAAATTTGTCCAATATAAATGCCTTCCTCTTTTGTGTGGAATTATAAACGGTTCATAATATGGAATAACATTTTCTACAACATATTTACCCTTAAAATGATGTTTTAAAAAAAGTATTTCTTGATATAATTTCATATCAGGATAAACTGGATTTTTACCATTTGCACCAATTCCCCAAAACCTCGCTCGGCTATGTGTCGGACAAGGCGGTGATGACCAAATAAAATCAAAATGTTTATAGTGATCTAATAAATATTGATGTGCATCAGCAACAATAACTTTGTCTTTCGGAAATCTTTCTTGATATAATTTTGCACATTCGGGGTCTAATTCAACAGCAGTAACATCAACATTTGTTACTTCATCCCATTTAAATCTGTTACCGCCTAAACAAGCATATAAATTTAAAATTTTCATAATTAAAAAGGTATTGTGTCTTTTACGACTGTTATTCTGTTTTTCTTTTCATCGATTGGTTTATATACACCCCCATTTTTAAAGTCCGGTGCAACGGTGAAATATCCTTGTTTACCGTTTTCTTTTCTTTTTACCTTTTGGATATGTACTTGCACCGAATCCGATTCATACATTGTTCGTTCGCCAATTGACCGGTAAACCGTTAAACAATTATAAGATTTATTGAAAAAATCAGATGACCCGGATATGTCGTAGGGCGTTGGTATTTTAAAGATGCCGTTTTCAGATTCCATTTTTCTTGGGTGTGCGACCAAAAATAAATGGGTGTTTGTCTGTTGTACGAATTGGGTTATCTCAGAAAGTACCCTCCCGATATATGAATGGTCTTTTTGTGCCGAATGGTCAAGCATATTCCAAGGGTCAATTGTCAAAACGTTGACTCCTTTTTGAAATACGAGTTCCCGGAATTTATCAAGTATCGATTTCAGCGTTAGATTTTCAAGGTCTATTTTCACAAAGTAAAAATGCTCTTCAATAAAGTTTTTTGTCCGGTTTAAATCATCGGTTGTGCAATGCTTTTCGTTGAGTTTGTTTGCCAATCGTTTTATGTGGCTTTCATAGGGAAACGATTCCGGGGAAAAGTATGCAGTTCTAAATCCATATTTAAGGGCAAGATTGCAAGATATTTGATCGACAAAATCTGACTTTCCTGAATTAGGTATTCCGGTAATGGTTGACCACTCCCCAAAAGCCATTTTAAACCACTCATCCGAGTCCGCAAGTTGAATTGAGTAGTTGACTATCCCTTTTTCATTATAATTGATAACATCTTGCCAAATGTCATTGATGTTGATCACCCCTTCAAGTGGGAATGACTTAGTTTCTTTTAATATGGATCGTAATGTTTCTGCACCTTTTTCGGTGAGTACCTCGTTGGCATCTTTGTACTCTCCAAAGTCAACATACTTACAACGAAATTTTCCGAATCGCCTTGCAAGTTCATTTCTAAGTGATAAACCGGCATCATCGTTGTCGGTGCATAATACTATTTCCTTTTTTTCTGTAAAGTATTCAAAGCAGTTGTCAAGATATTCAAGGCGTTGATTTCCCTTTGATGCACCATTGGGGACACTACAAACGGAATAAATCCCCGATTCCGATAATGACAATGCATCCATTTCGCCCTCGACAATGTAAATGGTGTCCATTTCTTTGATGTTGTCAATGCCGTAAAATATCAGTTCCGCACCGCTAACCATTTTAAAGTTCTTTTCACCATCCCGGAATTTGGTGTTTATCAGTTCGCCATTTCGGTAGTAATTAAAATTAACTGCTTTCCGCCTTTTATCTACTTGTGGAAAGTATTCGGTTGATTCGCCAATTTTCCAATGGGATAGGGTAGCGGTAGAAATACCTCTTTTGTTAAACCATCCAATTGTCCGATCAGATAATTCAATTTTAGTTTCAACCGGTTTTATATATTCCTTTTTCGGCTTGAATTTTACATTGCCTGACCAATTACAATGGTGGCAATTGTAAACACCTTTTTCAATATTTACCGACAAACAAGGGTCGGATTTATTTTTTCTTTTGTGAGAACACTTTGGACATTTTGTTTTTTGTACGTTGGCGTTTGATTTAAGTTCAATGCCAAGGCTTAGAAATTCATCAATCATTTAATTTAAGTTTTAATAAGTTTAGTTGGTGGTGAAAATTAATAATTTCTTTTCTGATTTTTATATCTATATGCGGAAAATCTTTTGATGTTTGTTTATTCATTCTTATCCGTTCAATTTTTCCCATTTCAAATATGTCATCAACCTTGAAAAGAAACCCATCATTTTTAACAACGATCAAAAGGTAAATTCTCAAGGGGTCTTTTGTTTTGTGTTTTAGTTTTCTAAGGTTGTCGATTTTTTGTTTTTCAATATACCATCGATCCCACATTTCAGATCGTTCTTTGATTTCAATTAGCGTTTTTACGTTGTTGGTATATCCATACAAATCAAAAGGCGAATACTCATCTTCAGACAATTTAAAATCGCCATACTTTGAAAGTGCATCTAAACACCTTTTTTCGGTTTGTTTTGTTTTGTTTTTATCGTAGTGCATCAAATTCCCTTCCTCCAAGTTTTTGAATTAATTGTTCTAATTTTGGCAGTCTGCCCTCTTTTGATTTTCTGAGTTCCGGAATGCTTAAAACATTCTTTTGCCAAAACGAATCATTCCTTGCCTTGTTTACAATCCACCAAAGTTGCCGTGGGTTGCAATTATCTTTTTCATCTGCCAATCGGATAGTGTCCAACCATTTAATTTTTTGTGCCGTTGTTTTTGGTCTTGTTCTTTGAGGAAACAATTCAATTATGGCATCATAGCATTTAATATAGTTGTCCGCAAAATCAGACACTTTTTTGCTTGTTTTTGATTTGCGGTTATTAATATTTATAATATTATTACTATTTACTATACTATTATCTCGGACAATTTTGTCTATACCCTCCCGACAATTTTGTCGTGACCTCCCGACAATTTTGACTATACGTTCAATGATTTTATTTTCGGAATCTCTTTTTATGGTAACTGATATATAATTACAATTTTTAAGGTCTGTGATCCACCTTGTAATTGTCCTTTTATCTACTTTATACAATTTGGCGAAATAATCATTTAATGCCCAACATTGACCATTTTTTCCCGAAAGTGCGGTTATCTCACCGTAAAGTAATTTGGCATTTGGGGTCAATCTCTCATCATACCGGACATCTGCCGGGATGATTGCATAATAGTTTGGTTTCATTTTATTCCTCTGTTAAATCTTTAATTTGATTGCAAAATCCTCTTAGGTCAACAAAAATATCTCGAAATTGTTTTATTGTAATTTTACGGTCATCGAATAGTTCAAAAAGTATTTCCACAAGCAATTCAAATTCCGCCTCAGTCATTCTGCCAACATAATCATACCGGATGGAAATATCATCCATTGATGTATTGGTTCGCCATACTCGTTGGTCAATCTCGTTCCAAAATACGTTTTTAAATTCGTGAATACTCATTTACTAAACATTAAAATTAAAACACCAATGCTCATTATTAAAGCATATACTCCACTAATATATTCAAATGATTCCAAAATACTCATCAATTATTTGTTTACATTCATCAAAATCGTAAGAAACGACAGTTTTCCAATTCTTATTTTCAAGCGTTTTAAGACACTTTTGTTGGTTTTCGGTAGGTTTGTTTGGTTTGATCTTTAATTCGATTGCTAAGCCATTAAAATCGCCCTTAGAATCAAAACAAAGAACATCCGGGACACCGGCAACCCCTCCGAGTTTTTTAAACTTGAATCTTTCAAATGGTGTTCGTTTACCCTCATTTGGACAATGGATCACAAATGCATCCGGATATTGCATCTTGAAATACTGCATCACGGCGTTTTGAAATTGATCCTCTTTGGTGAGATACTTATTAAAATTATTCGGCATAATATTTTTTTCTATTGATTCAAATTTTTCTTTTAAAAATGGGTCTTGGTTGTACTGAAAAATGTTTTCAATTGTTTTAATGCCGTGTAAAACGGTAGCGTGATTTACTTTTACTTTTTCGCCAATAACACGATATGAAATCGGTCTAACGTGATCCCTTGACAATTTATAATAAATTGACCGGGCATCAATAAATTCTCTCAATCTTGTTTTTCTTGCAATGTCGAATCCAAAATAGTAATCGACTTCTTTTTTAATAATTTCGGGTGTAAGTGTTTCCATATTTATAAAATTAAAGAACCATCCTTTGCCATTTCACTTGTTCCATAGCCATTTGCGATTCCGGTCTGTAAATATTCATCCCATTGTTCCAATGCGTTTTGATATGCCAAACGACCCTTGTCGATCATCTCATCGCTTAGCCCATAAACAACCACCGAAAATGGATGCTTGGTTTCTATTGCAATAAAACGAAATCTCTTAGGATCAAATCCTAATGCATCAGAATAAAATGCCGCTTGTAGGTGATACCCATAATTGTAGATGTCCCTTAAAAACGCCCTTGGCGAATTATCTTGACAAGTTTTGATGTCGCTGATCCAACCATCACCTTTTACATCCGGGCGAACACGAACCGGAACACCATTATGCATTCCGTAGTGGGATAATTCAACATCCCCCTTGGTGTAAAATATAGCCAAATCATTGTCCATAAATTGCCTTTTGATGTTCAGTATAATATTTCCCGGTTGTTCCTTGTCATTGCTGATGTATAAAAGTTCCTTCCCCTTGTGATCTTCTTGTTGTTGTTTTCTCTTTTTCATATACCCTTCCCCTCTTGGTATATAATCAACAATGGCATATTTCTTATCAAATTCCTTTGGTTCAAGTATTGCCTCGTGTACTGCCGTACCAAGTGCCAATGAATCACTTGAAAAAGGTCTTTGATTTAGAAAATGATAAACCGATTTCTTGTGAATCGTTTTCAATCCCGATGCGGAGATTTCCGGGCGGGAATGATAGTTTTCATTTGAGTCCTTTTTTGTTTTCATTTGTTTGATTGTAATACAATAATTTTGGTTTGTAGTTTTGCGTTCTCAGTTTTCCAATAGTCCACCCGGCATTCCAAGTTTTCTATTTTTTCATTTTTATCCTTGATGATATTTTCAAGGAATTTAACACGTTCCTGCATAAATGTAATGTCAGATTCGGGGGTTTCATCAACTATAAAATGCATCATAATAAAAATAAAAAGCACCCCCGAAGGGGTGCGGTTAGTGTTTAGAATGGCAAATCGTTTTCCTCTTTTACCACCTCTGTTTTTGTTTCCCCACCCTTATAGGTGTCCAATTGAAAGTAAAGTCCCTTGTCCCCTACTTTAATATCAAATGCCAATTGCTTTTGACCATTGTACTCTTTGAAATATTCGGATTGTGTTTTTGCCCACTCGACAAATTCGTTTAAGGTAATTATCATTTTACCTTTTACAAAATCCGGTGCGTTTTCCCTTGGGGGAAATGTGATTAAACCTTTTGGGTAAATCTTCTCGTTGCTCATAATTAAAATATATTAGTGTTAGAATTAAAATTTGATTTTGGTGTTTGGGGTTTTCTGTTTGATGCTGAGTTGCCATCATCATCATCAGATTGTAATGCCAATAATGATGCTAAGGTGTAACGCCTAAAATATGTTATTTCAGAACCTTTCTTTTGGGCATCTAATCCTTGGGATAGTGGAATGGCTGAAACTTCCTCCTCGCCGGTTTCTGTGCATCTGAGTACGGTATAAACTTCGTTGTTTATTATCGGTTGTAATATGACAACCTTGTTTTTTTGCGGAATTGGTAAAGTGTGTTCCAATAACTGATTGATGTCATAATACTTTGACTTGAAAAAAGGATTGTTTGCACCCTTTGTGATCTTGCCAATTTCCTTTTGAATTTGGAATAGTTTGGTTGAAATGGATTTGTTTTCACTCATAAGTTTAGTGGTTTTAAATTAAAGTTTAATTTTTTGAGTTTGCTTAGGTCATCAACGGT